AGATCGGCAGTTATGCCTAAACGCTCAAGTAACTCAGCCTTAGCCTGAGCCTTTGCTTCGGCTTCGGCTACTTTGGCTTCTTTTGCTAAACGAGCATCTGCCCATTCGGCAATCTTTGCTTCATATTCATCAGCAGATAATTCAGTATAACCTGATTCATCATCTCCAAGACGCAAAGTTGGATTTTCGGCTTTAATTATTTCAATCATTTCAGGTTTAGTTTTCATTATGACCTCGCATAAGCATAGACGGCAACTGTTCCAGTTATGTTGCTTGATGAACTTTTTAACAAAAAACCAGTATAGGTTCTTCTGTCGTTTGGATAGCCTTGAACCATATATCCCGTAGAAGCATCTTCAGAAAATATATTTCCAAAAATTACACCATAAGCATTATCACCTACGCCTTGCACAGTCAAACTACCTCTGCAAGGAGCATCAGATTCACCAATCTGAGTGTGTAAAAAGAAATTTGTATTGCTACTCGTTTGATTACTATAAGTTGTGGCTAAATAATCATTACGAATTGCACCGCTATAAAATGAAGTTTGAGTCGTTGGTCCTGCATATCTAAAATTAAATAATAAATCATCAGTGTCAGTTGCAGCATAAATTTTTTCAATAACAATTACATAAGTTGTATAGGTTGAAGTAAATACACCATCAAAAGTCGTGCCAGTTCCAGCAACATTTGAAAAACTTGTTGGTGCTTTTACTAATACTAAAGTGCTTGAGCCGCCAGCAGGCGTTGCCCACTCAGGAGCAGTTGCACCAGAATTAACTTGCAAGACTTGACCTGCTGTTCCAATTGCCAATCTGCCTAAAGTATCGGCAGCAGTTCCATAAACTAAATCTCCAGCAGCATCAATTACTGTATTTTGAGTATCTGCAACATATTTCAAACCTGTTGTTTCACCACTTGCTGCAACTAATCTTTGATTGTCAGTTCCAACTGCAAGGCGTGCTGGAGTATCAGCAGCGGATGCTGCAACAATATCTCCCTTAGCATCAACAATTGCATTTTGAATTGCATTTGCATCATCTGATGTGACCCATTTAAAATCCATATCTGCATTCGAATTTTTTGCTAATACTTGATCAGTTGTGCCACCTTCAAGATCCATCAAAGATGTATCAATTGCCTGACCAAGTGTGCGGATAGCAGCTGCGCCATCCTTAACCAGATCTGTATCGTCTGGTGTTTCCCAATTAAAATTTGTTGTGTTTGCCATATTAGGCTACTGCTCCAATCGCATTTTCCCATGTAAGTGTACCACTTAGAGTGTTCCAAGCTTCTGAGGCTGACACCTGCTCCCATTGAACTGCAACTTGGGAAAACTCAATCGGGCTCAGATTTATGGTTAAAAATAATTCGTTGAATCTAGTGCTCCAACGCCAGCCTTCCACATAACCCTCAAATTGTCCTGTTGGGGCTATTTGAACCGGCAAGTCTGTTATTCGCATTGGCTGACCAATAAAGATACCAAGCAAGGCATCTCGGTCTGCATCATCAATGGCTGAGTTGGTTAATGGAAATGTAATGCTGTCAAATAAGGCTCTTGGATAGGATCTTAAAGATATAAACCGATTGGCGACAGATTGAGCATCGGTGGCATCGTGCAAGACTGTATTAATGGTTTCGCCTCGGTAACCAAATACCTCAATACTGTCTAAATCAATTGCGCTGACCTGTGAACCAAAATTGTTGCCGTAATTTAAGAATACATCGTTGCGGACATCTGCGCCCCTAGTTAAAACCTTTAATCCTGCTCCAAAGGCTGTGTTTGCTGAAATTTCTGTGTAGCCATTATTGGCAAGGTAATTCTGCCTGTGTAAAGCATCGGCATATCCAATGCGACCTTCGTTATCCTCATACAAAACACCAAATGCGCTATCAGCAATAAGACTTGCAATGTTATAGACAGTGTCTGGGTCTGCGCCTCGATTTGATATTTCATAAACTCCTGGACGATCAATCTCGCCAAGTCCTAAATTCTCCGCATTTGCCCAAGTAACTGTTGGGTCATATCCTGCCCATGTTTCAGCTGCTGGAACTTCATTCCAATTGTTCAAGAATAGATCAGCAAGCAATTCATACATCTGGTCGCCATCATCATCTCTAGCCAATGTTCCGTCATAGATAACTTTCGGCAACTTAGCCAATGAACCTAATGCAAGGATCGTGTAAGTAAAGGTTTCTGCAACGCTACTAGCTGATGCAATCTCGGCGGTGATGTCTGTAATGTTGCCACCAAATAAAGTCCTAAAAACATTGGTGCTATCTTTGACCTGTAATGCTATTCCGTCATTAACTTGGAAATTGTAGTTTTCATTGTTTAAAGCCACTAATGCAATCTGAATATAAGATGGAGTTGGCTGTGCGTAAATATCCTCACGCCCTGCTTGATGAGCAATATCAGAAATAGCGACATCGGTGTATTCCACACCATTGATGCTTAACTTATATTCAGGCGTAAAGACTGACATTATCTCGCTCTAGTGATGCCGCTGTTATACAGCTGTGGAACTGATCTTGATGAACTCTGATTAATTACCTTAGTAACTGCTCTTGCAGCACCCTCGGAATCTACGGCTTGAACTGTAATGTTATTAACTACTGTTGGTTGTGTTTTAGAAGTGGCGGTTGAAATAGTTGGAAGTCCTCGTTCGTCACTTCGATAACTTGAGGTTGAGGCTGTGGCAGTTCCAATGTTGCTGACATAACCTATATCTCCTCCGGGTTTAATTAAATTGATGCCTCTAATAATTAAATTGATTTGATTAATTACACCATTCAAAATCTCTTTAATAATACTGGCAACATTACTCAATACATCAATTAAAATACTGATTTGTGCTACTGCAATTTTAATGCCTTCAACTAATACTGTTCCAAAAATAGGTGCAAGGGCTTTAGCAATATCAATAAAATCTTGCAACCCTTCTCTGTTTTCATCAACTGTTTTTTTAATTTGATCAAAAGCCACTTTCATCGCATCGAATACCGGTATGGCAACAGATCTGATTATGGATATAACCTGTGACATCGATCCACCAAATCCATTTTCACCAGCGAAAGCATCACGCATTCTGTTAAATAAAGGAATTATGAAAGTAGTTATATATCCAAGCAAAGTTTCAAGAATTGGCAACAAAGCGTATCCGATAGTTTCTTTTGTTTCTTCAAATGCTTGTTTTAATCTATCAAGTCTGCCTTGAAATGTTTCAGCATTTGCAGCAGCTGCGCCACCATAAAGATTGCTCAACGCCTTGGTGGTTTCAGTAAAATCCATAGTCTTTAGATCTGCTGCACTTAAACCAATTCCTAATCTTGCAAGTCTTGTGTCTTGTCCTTCATAGGATTTTGATAATGCTTCAACAATAGTGTTAAGGTCTTTACCGCTTCCTTTGGATACATCTAAAGCCAAATTTAGTAAAGATTGAGATTTATTAACATCCTTTGTCGTGACAGATAATCTTTGAAAAGCGTTTCTTAAGTCATTGTCTGCAACTCCAGTTGCAAGTTGTGTTTTAGATATGTAATCCTCTGTGGCTGCAATTTGCTCATTAGTTGCACCGGTTGCTGCTTGCAATGCATTTGCTAACCTTAATTGAGCCTGTTCATCCTCTATTGCTGATTTGACGCCATCAACAGCTAGTTTGCCAGCATAAACCAATGCAGCAGCAGCAGCGACAGCAAATGCAGCAGCAGCCTTTTTGCCAAAGTCAGCAATCTTGCTGGAATTATTTTCAACTGCTTTATCAGCTTCGCCGAGTTTCTTTTTTAAGTCATCAACATCGGCAAGGATTGATAATTTTAATGTGCGACTACCAACAGCCATTAGACCCATTCCTTAATAATGCGATTGAAAGCTTGTTCCCATTTGTTTATCAATTCAGGCTGAATTCTGCGAAGCGTTGGATAAATAAACCAACCTCTTGAACCTCTGCCTTGCCGTCCTGAATATGCAGGGAACTGCTTAAACTTATTAGATCCAAACTCAACACCACCCCATAGGGTTTGCGTTGTAGCCCCACCTGAAAACTTTTGTCGTGCGAAACCATAACGGAACTCACCGATTTTGCTGGACTTTGAAATGCTAACGCCATCCGCAACTCTTTGCGCAACCTTGCCAGATTTTTCTCTGCCTCTAGCTGCTGACTTAATTTCCTCTGATGCAAAATACGCCAAAGCAGCAGATTGACTTCTTGCTTCCTCTGTTGCTTGGTCGTCCATAAGTCTAAAAGCCTTGTAAATATCACGCAGATCGTTTTTATTGTATGCAATGGTTTCTTTAGCCATTCCTTGCCTCCAATATCTCGATCGCTGTTAATATATCCTCTGCATCAACCCATTCACTCATTGGAATATGTGTGGCAATTGCCAACTCAACCAATAATCTGTTTAGGCTTCCTGCTTTGTGGCTTTTGGGTCTGCATCACCAACAACGACATCGGCTACTGTTTCCATCCAAATATCCATTGGTTTGATGGGTTTACTTCCGGCGACTTCACGCTTATGAGCATGATAAGCCAAAAACATAAGATCCCAAATGCCCAACTTTTCGGATGCCTGACCAATGATGTTTCCTGTCTGCTTTTCCCATTTTGCCCACTCAGGCGGTTGGGCTACATAAGTAACTTGCTCGCCTGAGTTATATTCAATTGTGATTGGTAATTTCATTTGTTTGCTCCCGTTTTATTTTTTAACTAAAGGTTTCGGTTACTGCACCCTTAGATACTGTAAAGGTGAATGATACTGTCTGAGCATCAATTCCTGATCCACCAGCAGTTGGAAACTCTGGCTTTACTGGGAACACAAATTGCGCTCCTGATGCAGCTGTAAGTGTCATGCTGATGTCTGTGTCGGGTGCAGTTTCAGCAGCAGCCCATAGAGCCTCACAAACTGAGTTTGCCTTGCCCCAGTCAGCCAACATATCCAATTGGAATGTTCCTGAAATGTTTGTTGTCTTGTAAGCCTCGCCCTCCATGGTCTGATAAACCTGACGCTCATTGACCTTGGTTAGAACTGCGTTTGTCGCTTGTGCTTGAATATCTGTTCCACCTGTGAAAGATAAACCAACATCACGACCGGTAATTACGACTGTTGCCATGATTTCTCCTTATATTGTTTGCGTGTAGTAGGTAGATACTCGAACATCTGCGATTAGCAGCGTTGATGCACCAACTTGAGTAACTGTCGGTCTTTCAACCGAGCTGACAATGTATCCAACTGGAATAACTGCCAGAACACTTATAATTAATTGCTCGATGTTGTCGAGCGATGCCGGATTGCTGTTATAGGCAACCGCAACTGAAATAGTAAAATTGATCTTGGCTCTGATATTGGTTTTGCTAATTGTTTCAAATTCTAAGTAAGGTGAATCAGGCACAACCACCACAGCTGGTGGAATTACTGTTTCAGGAACAAATGAATAAACATTTCCTGCGACAACTGATAAAGCGGTTGCTAAAGGTGTCCGGATCTGTTGGAGGATTGTTTCATTAGGCATTTAGAGAGCCATGCTTTCGGTGTCAATATATGAACCAAGCAAACC